CTGGAGTTACAACTGTGGATCAAACCCTCAACCTTGAGGCTGTCCGCGCTGAGGCCACTCAGGCCAAGGCAAAGGAAGCCGCTGAAATGATTGCTCTTGGCCAACGCACCAAGAACATTGAAATGGCCTCGGAATTTATTGCTAATTCCCGCAGCCTAGAAGAGCTTCGTTCTGCCCTTCTAGAAAAGATGGGTGTGCAAGAGAAGCCTTTGAATACTGCTGATGCAGAGATTGGCTTGAATGAAAAAGAGAAGCGTAACTTCTCTTTTATTCGCGCTATCAACGCTATGGCTCACCCCAACAGCGTTGAAGCGCAAAAAGCTGCTGCTTTTGAAATTGAAGTTAGCCGTGCTGCACAAAAGCATTCCGGCAAGGAAGCCCGTGGCATGTTGATCCCTGCTGATGTTCTTGGTTACGGTCGCCGTGATCTGACAGTTGGTAGCGCATCAGCCGGTGGCGATCTGGTCGCAACTGAATTGATGAGCGAAAGCTTCATCGACTTGCTTCGCAAGGCCCTTGTTCTGCAAGGCGCAGGCGCAACAATCATGACTGGCCTCCAAGGCATGGTTGCACTTCCTCGTCAAAGCGGTGGCGCCACTGTTTATCACGTTGCTGAATCCAGCAGCATCACCGAATCAGCTCTTACGGTTGATCAGGTGACAATGCAACCACGCACAATCGGCGCTCTGACCGATTATTCGCGTCGTTTGCTGTTGCAGTCCAGCATTGACATTGAAAACTTGATTCGCCGTGATCTAGCTCAAAGCATTGCTATTGAGGTAGAAAACCAAGCTATCAATGGCACCGGCACCGGTTCATACCCCTTGGGGATTTTGAACGTAACCGGCATCAACACTGAGTCTGGTGTTGTGGCATTCTCTGATTTTGTAAATGCTGAGGCATCACTCAGCACTGACAATGCTTTGCTTGGCAGCCTTGGGTATCTAATGAATTCCGCTTTGCGCGGCACTCTGAAGACTACCGAAAAAGCTTCTGGCAGTAATGGCATCTTTGTTTATGAAGCTGACAACACCATTAATGGTTATTCAGCTTACATATCCAACTCAATGCCAAACTCCACCGCAGTATTCGCTAACTTCAGCGATATTCTGATGGGCTTCTGGAGCGGATTGGACATCATGGTTGATCCTTACACAGGTTCAGCTTCTGGCACCGTTCGTGTTGTTGCCATGCAGGATTATGACGTAGCCATCCGTCACCCTGAATCTATCTGCAAACTGTCCTGATAGTTGAGGAGTAGCAATGCGCATTCAAATGCTGCGAAACACCATTGTTGACCTTCAACAGGTAAATATTGGTGATTTTGTTGAAACCGATCCAAAATCAGCTTTGCTTTTGATCGGTATAAAGAAAGCCATTGCTGCTCCTTTACCCCAGGAAGTTATTGTTACTGCTGACCCTATTCCACCCATTCCAAAACGGAGAAAAACCGATGATTCACAACCTAGGAAGCAAAACTTACCTAGCCAGCCTGTTACCGGCTGACTCTCGCACTGCTACAGCTACCGGCACTGGCTTCGACCTGCAAGGGTCTAATGACGCTGAAGGCGAAGCCGTAGTGATTTTTGATTGCGAGGCAGGTAGTGGCACCAGCCCCACGATGGACGTAAAACTCCAAGATTCGGCTGACAACTCTACCGGCTGGACTGATATCACTGGTGCTGCTTTTACGCAAGTCACTAGCACTGCCTCACAGCAAAAGCTAACTATTAACGCTAACGATGTTCGTCGTTATGTGCGTGCAGTTGGCACATTAGGTGGCAGCAGCACACCTACCTTTGTATATGCCGTTTCAATGCTTTACAGCAAGAAGTACGGTAACTAATCCTAATGGCAATATCTGATACGCTGACATTTTTGAATACCAACGAATTTGGCGTTACTTGTCAAATTGGTGCTGGTGCCAGCTTTGTCGGCGTATTGGATTCGCCAATGGATGTAATCGCTGGTGGCATGGCACTGTCTAGGGAGTATATGCTTTTAGCAAAAACTTCTGATGTCAGTGCCACTGCCCGTGGAACAAGCATTACTGTTGACGGCGTATCTTATACCGTTCGCGAAAACCGTCCAATTGATGATGGTCTTTTTTCTGAATTGCTATTGAGCAAGGTATAACAATGGCTGACACCAGACGCGAATTAATTTTAAAAAGGATTAAAACCAATCTTGACCCAATAACTGGCGCCACTTGCTACCGCAGCCGGGTAGAGCCATTGGCTAGAGGCGAAGCGCCAGCAATTATTGTTGAACCAGTTTCAGATCAACCATCTGAGGAATTCCCCACGGTTTTGCAATGGACTCTAAGGGTAAGAGTGACTGTGATAGTACGAGCTAATACACCAGATGACAGCTCAGATGCCTATTCGCAGCAGGTGCATAGCTTGATCATGGCTGACCCAACTGTCAATAACTATGCGCTTGATATAAATCCAGATCGCGTTGAATTCAGTTTGTATGAAGCTGATGTGCCTCTTGGTATAATAAGTATGGACTTCTTGGTGTTGTATCGTTCTGGTCGCACCAACCTCACTTCCGCAAGCTAAAATGATTGAGAAAACACAACCACTTAAGCCTGTCCCAAACCCTGGGGTTGGAGGTACATACCTTTTTAACCCTAAGACAGGTAGCCTTACACTAGTAGAAGAAACCGCCCCTTCAGGAACAACCCCAAATGGCAAAGCTTTACCGCAAGAGGACAGTCCTAGTCAAGAGTGAAGCCACTTATGGCACTGATTCGACTCCAGCCGGATCTGATGCTTGCCAAGTGCGCAATCTTGAAATTTCACCTGTTGAATCTGACGTATTAAGTCGCGATTTGGTGCGTACCTATTTAGGTTCATCGCCGCAGCTTGTTGCTAACACAAGGGTGCAGGTGACATTTGATGTTGAGTACGCAGGTTCCGGTACTGCTGGTACAGCTCCTCGTTATGGCTCATTGCTAAAAGCTTGTGGTTTTAGTGAAACGCTTGTTGCAAGCACTAGTGCTACCTATGCACCAGTTTCATCTAGCTTTAGTTCTGTAACAATTTATTACTCTACTGACGGTGTACGCCATAAGGTAACTGGTTGCCGTGGCACGTTTAGCTTGAATTTAACTGCCAACCAGATTCCAGTTATTAATTTTACAATGACTGGTCAGTATGTAGCACCAACTGATACAGCAGATCCTACCCCTACATTTACAAACCAAGCCACACCAAGGATCTTTAACGATACCTATACAACTGCGTTTACATTATTCAGCGAAACTGACTTGCCTTTACAAAGCTGTCAGCTTGATGTTGGTAATGAAATTGTGTACCGCGAATTGGTGAACAGTGACAAGGAAGTAACACTTGTCAACCGTGCTGGCAGTGGCAGCTTAGTAATTGAAATGCCAACTTTGGCAAGCCATGATTTCTTTGCTGATGCTGTTGCATCAACCACAGGCAACTTATCAATTGTGCATGGCGCAACTGCTGGCAACATCATTACGCTTGCTTCGGCTGCTAATGCTGTAAGCCTTGGCAACCCGACTTATTCAGAAGATAACGGTGTTGTGATGCTAAACTTGCCCTACACCTTGGTGCCTAGCACTTCAGGTAACGACGAATTTACCCTTGCCTACACCTAAACCACATGGCATTTGTTATTAAAAAGGCTGCTTCTTATAAGTGGCCTGTCAAAGTTGAGACACCGGCTGATGGTGGTACGTTTGAAAAGCAAACGTTTGATGCTGTTTTTAAAAAACTAGGTCGCGCAGCATTTAATGCTCTTATTGATAAAGGCGATGATGCTTTTATCGATGGAATCCTTGAAGGTTGGGATGGCATCAAGGACGAAGACGGCAAAGATATCCCATTTACTGAAAAAACAAAAAAAGAATTATGTGATGATTCTTGTTTTGTAAAAGCAGTAATCACAGCATATTCCGCCAGCGTTACAGGGGAACCAGTAAAAAACTAAAAGACGCCGCGCTTTACTGGTGCGGCGCTGCAGGAGCTGGGGAAGAAGAAACTGAGGATGATTTGCGGGCGTTAGGCATGATGCCTGACGCTATTGCAGAACTACAATCGCGCAAGCAATCCAAGACGTTTGAGGTATGGGAAGAAAATTGGGACATTGTCATGATGTTCCTTAGGATGACTACGCAATGGAATACAAGCTATGGCGGCGTGACTGGACTCAATTACTCAAGCCTAGAATGGTTGTGTAAGCTGTATGCAGCAAAGGAACCTGTGGCCATTTTTGAGGGGGTCCAGGTAATGGAACTAACAGCCCTGTCCGCATTGAACAGTAAAAGCAAATGAGCACCATCACCTCTGAAATTAAGCTTCGCATTAAAACTGAAGGCGATGCGGCGTTGACGGGTTTGGGCGCCAAATTAAATAGTTTAGCTAATCAAGCAACAGCATCGAGTCAAACATTTAAAGGACTTGCGGCTGAATTAAGAAATGTACAATCCACAACTGTTCAAAGTACTAACAATTTAAAAGCATATTCTGCATCATGGCGTGAACTAGCTGGAAGCGTATCTATTGCAAGCAAAGAATTTAGAGAAGCTACGGCAGAAGCAGCAAGGCTTGATGCGCAAGTTGCGAAAGCTGAAGGTCGAAAAGGGCGCGGTGGGCGTATCGCAGGAGCAGCCCAAACTGTAGGTGCAATCGCCGCTTCTGGAGTATTTGGCGGCCCAGAAGGAGCTTTAGGCGCCGGTATAGGCGCTATTGCTGGCGGTCCCATGGGTGCTGCTGTTGGTGGAGCTATTGGCGCACAAGTTGGCCAGCTAAGGCAAGCGTTAGGAGCAACTGGTGAATACGTAGCGGAATTATCAAAACTGCAAATTGCATTGGCTGGTGTTAGCAGAAACAGCAATGAATATGAAAAAAATCTAAGTGCTGTTAGCAGACTTAGCGATCAATTTTTAATTCCATTAAAAGACACAACTCAGCAATACACGAAATTGCAAGCAAGTGTTGTTGGCGCAGGCATGGAAACAAAACAAACCGAAACTGTATTTAAAGGTATATCAGCAGCTATCCTCGCAACTGGCGGCACTACAGAAGATTTAAATTCTGCATTACGGGCAACATCACAGGTATTCAGTAAAGGCAAGGTATCTGCTGAAGAATTAAGACAACAAATTGGTGAAAGATTACCAGGCGCATTTACAATTTTTGCGTCTTCGATGGGTAAGACACCGGAAGAGTTAGATAAAGCTCTTGAAAGAGGCGAAGTGACGCTTGAAGATTTTATTAAATTTTCGGAAGATTTATTCAAACGATATGGCAAAACTGCAAAAATTATTGCAGAAGCACCGCAGAATGCAGGTGCAAGATTAAAACTTGCGTTAGATAAAATAAATCAAGATGTAGGGAGATTAACTCAGCCTATAGGGGCTACTTTCCAAACGTTAGGCGAAGAAATGTTAAAGGGTTTATCGCCAGTATTAAAAGCATTTGCAGATTTAATTGACGCGCCGAAGCAATTAGCCAAAGAACGTTTGCCACAAATAGAGAGACAACTTAAAGAAGCAAATAGCCAATTAATACAAGCCAGAAAATTTAAAGGTGGTTTATATGGAGATTCAAGTTTATTTGGTTTAATAAATCAAAAAGATGAAGAATCTATTCTTAAAACAATGAAAAAATTAAAAGGCGAGGAAGCACTATTAAAAGCACAAATCGATCAAATAGGATCAGCCACAGACGATACTCGCCGACAAAAAAAGGTAGAAGAAGAAAAAGCAATAACAACCATTAAAGAAAAAGCAATAATACAATTACGTGAACTAGAAGAAAAAACAATAAACGATTTGGCCGATTTAAGGGAAAAACAAATACAACGCGCTCTTGATTTAGAACGTCAAATTGCAGATCAGCGTCTAAAAGTCGAACGCGAAATTCAAGATTTAAGGCAAGAAAATGTTTACGCAGGGGAAGATTTTCAATATTTAGAAGAATTTCGTAAGTTGCAAGGGTTAGGGGAAAGCACTGCAGCTCTTGACATTGGGCAAAAAACAAGAGAGTCAATTCGCGCTTTTGACAAAGAAAGAATACAAATACAACGCACTAGCGAAGATGAAAGTCAACAACGTCAAAAAACATTAGAAGCATTTAAGAAAACAAACGCAGACGAAATTGGACGAATACAACTTAATTACACAAGGCAAAGTTCTAATATTTTGCAAAAAGCAGGAGATGAATTGAAGAAAGCGATGAAAGAAGGAGCGCAAGAATACAGAAAGAGTGTTATGGAAGCAGTCGTCAGGTTTATAAGAGTTGGGCTTGGTTTGCCCGCTCAAAAACCTCAAGATGACGGCAGCCCTCTTACGGCACCACCACCACCTGTTTTGCCACCCCCCGCGAATCTTCGTCCTAATCAACAAGCAAATAGTGCGGCTGCTGGAGTAGGCATGCAGATTACTTCTAGCATGACTCGACCGATACCATCTAGCCAGCA